TTGTAGATCAATATTTATTCCATCGTATTCAATTAAACTACCAACATAGTTATCTTCTAAGATATATAAATATGCAGTTTTAGTAGTCTTTGTTGCGTATGTAATTTTATATTTATTTTGATATGCCATTATCTTCTAAAACTTAAGTTATTGTTTGCTCTTTGTGTTGCCAATACTAAATCCGAACCCCTTAATAGGAACTCACCAAAAAATCCTCCCAAACCTCCACCAAATCCAACTGCCCCTGCTGCTGCTTCACCAAAAGCACTTGTTCCACCAGTTAAAGCACCTAATATTGTTTTAAATAATAATGCTTGTGTAACCATTGAAATCAATTGAACTAATATTTGTTTAAATGTAGCTTCTAATGCTTTACCAACATCATCACCCATTATCATTGCACTAAATACTGATTCAAATGCTGGTGCTAAATTACCAACTATATCTCTTGTTAAATTTAAGTTATTATTAAACTGCTCTTGCTCTTTATTTTGCAACTTTGTCAAATCATACATTTGTTGTTGCGCCCAGTCATCTCCTTGTGCAGTTGCCTTTTTTTCTAAAACAGACTTTTCTTGTGCCAACGTTAAAGATGGTCTTTCAATAACTAATTGCCGTCTTCTATGATTTGGTAATGAAGAAAATTGTTGAATATATTTCTTTAAATCATCAGAAGCCGTACTTGTTTCAGTTTTTAATTTTGTAATACCATTAGTAACTGCATTAAAAGGATTATTTGCGCCAGTTCTAATCGTATCAGTTAAAGACTTATTTAATGATATTATTGATCCATTTAAACTTACCGCTTCTTGTGCAGCTTCTTTATAATTTTGTTTTGCCTTATCTATTGTGCCAGCTTGAACTATTGAAGCGTCAGCATATCCGTTTGTAAGCGTTTTAGACCTTTCAATAGTTTTATTATATTCATCTGCTGCTAATAATGCCCTTTTGTTTGCATCTGCTAATTTTATAGTCTTGTCAGCAATTTCATCTACATATCTTGAAGTGATAGCTTGTGAAATTAATGATTGAGTATATAAATCAACTGCTGCTCTTGCTTGTTCTGTTGTTTTAATTGTAGAAGCATATGCACTATTTACCTTTGCTAACTCTGCTATTACAAATTTCAAAGCATTTGCCCTTTTATCTTCTGCTATTGTAGCGTCTTCAGCAATTCCAATATATGCTTGTAATTTTATGCCACTTTCACTTGCACTTGCTTTTGCTTTATCTAAACTTGCTGCAAATTTATTTTCTGCTTCTTTTGCTTCATCTACACCTTTAACAAAGTTTGCAATCTTAGGTCCAAATGCAACAATCAATGAAGAAACTGCACCTAAAGCTAAACCAATACCAGCTGGACCCATTAAGCCACTTGCCATTGCCTTTAAAGCACTTGCAGTTCCGCCAGTTTCTTTTTGTAATCTTTGGAAACTTTCTAATAATGGGTTTAAGTTGTTTGCAATACCTATAAATCCATAAGGAGCATCTTGGGCAACTCTTGACAAGTTAGTTAAAGCATTTGTAGCAGCCCCACTTGATTGTGGAATTTGCCTCATTGCGTTACCCAAATTATTGGTCGCAGTTATTGTCTGGTTTATATTCGCTACCGCTTCTTTATTGTCGGCGGTAATGGTAATTTTGAGCGTTTCTTGTGCCATCTTATTTATTTAACTCCATACATTTTTAAAGTCCTTGCTAATTGATCTTGCGTTAATTTAGGACTATCATCAACTTCCTCTACATCACTTGGCAATGGGAAAAATGCTTTTAAACTTTTAGGACTTTTGTCAGTAGTATTTGACTTATATATCAAATAGGCTATTGTTCTTGTCCTTTCCCATTCCTTAATCTGCTTATTGTCATAAGCCATTTTATATAATAAAAATTCTCGCCATGTCAATTGCCAAAACTCTTCTATCGTTAAGCCAACCTCCAAAGCGAGAATTAATATTGAATCCCAACTATAAAAACCTAATTTTTTTTTTCAGCCGTTGACTTACTTTCTTTTAACTCTGGCACCATTGAATTTTGCATATACTTCATAAATTCAACTAATTGACCATCCTTAGCAGTTAATCCGCCAACTTCGTCAATCCAATCGCATACATCAAATTCCTCAAAATCAATAGGCTTCTTTAGGCTCTTATATCCACTCTCGGCAGAGGCTTGTACTATATGAACAATTGTGTCCATTTCATACACTCCAGACGATAAAACATTGATTAACTCCATTAGATTTTTTTTCTCTAATTCGCAAAATCGTTTCATCGCCCAAGTTCCCCACCTTAAAGGTATTGTTGTTTCTTTAAGTTTTAACTCGTACATAGTTCTTGTTGTTGTTTTTTATTATACTGTTTCTGTTTGTGCAATAGGCGGTACACTAACTACAAATGTTGCAGTAAATTTAACATCATCAGCATCATCAGCAGTTACACCGAAATCACTAATAAATACTAAAGAACCTGCTCCACCATAAGTAATATCTCCACTTGTTGGAGTAGCTTTACCCATCTTAATTGCGAACAAAGTTTTAGCTGCGTGTGCAGTATATAATTGTTGGTAAGAATCTTTACTTGGAGTACCAGTTTCGTCAATTGCAAAACCTTCACAATCAAATGATTGAGAAAATACTGGACTTGGAGTGTAAGAGTTACCGCACTTTGAAGTTGAATCAATAGTGTCGTTAGTTGATGTTAAAGAGTTAGTTGTAAGACAAGCAACTGGTTTAAATGTACCATCGTTGTTTATGTCTGCAAGTAGGATATAATCTCTACCGCTTACTTTAGTTTCTGCCATTTTATTTAATTTTGAGTTATTATTATGTTATATGATATAATCGTTCTAAATACGTTATCAGTTGGGTTTAATCCGTCTAAGTTTCTAATACTTGCTACAACTAAAGTTGAACTATAAAAGCCATTCGCTAAAGTTATATTCGTATCCGAGTTAATAGCCGTAAGAACCAAATTGCTAATTTCTTCAGCACGTTTATAGCCAAAGTTAGCATTTTTTGTAACAATGTCCACATCAATTGTAATTCCATTAGTATAACCGCTTTTGCCTTGTTCTTGACTTGATGTTCTGCCAGTCATTACAATATATTCTTCCCCTGCTCCAGTTGGTGCAATACCATCATAAACTACTAAACTTGTAGCACTTGTTAAATTGGTATAAAACCATTTCTTTATTTCTATATTAGGGTTAAGCATTTAATAATTTTTTAAGTCTTTGTATTAATTTAGGCTTCTCTTGTTCGTAAGCTGGTATTAAAAATGGTTGCGGTCTAAGTCCTTTTTGCAAGATACTTCTTGCTATTACATAAGCGACACCTTTGTCATTTTTGCCATTTCCAATGCCTTTCCTTTTAACCCACAAAGTTAAAGCATCAACCATATCTTTAAACTTACCTCCTTTGCCTCCTTTAAATGTTTTTGCATACGCTTGAAAGTCAGCTGGCACACTTACCTGTCCGCCAGTTCCAAACTCTACGTATGGACTATAACTTGCAGTTGACTCAACTCCAAAAGTTAAGTCGCTTACTTTCTCTAATCTTATACCGCTTCTTAATTGACCAAAATTTACTGGTGCCAATCTTTTTGCGTCAGCTTGTATTTTTAATGCAGATGCATTTATCTCATTAGATACATCTTTTTTTAATGATACATCTAAGTTTTTAAGGGCATCTTGAATACCTTTTAGATTTTGTAAGTTTACTGAAAAACCCATTATCTATAAATTACAAGTTCGTAAAATCTATGCTGGTTTTCTACATCCTTAATAGAATGAATCGTGTATCTTGATCCTTCAACCTCTACCTCATAAGTATCTGTAATAGTAACCCCATAGCGAATAAAAAGCCTCATTCTTTGGTCAAATTGTAATTCCGACTCATCTACCTCTCTAACCTTGTCATCTGGTCTTAAATCGCCCCAAACTGTTCCTTGTAGGGCAAATGTCGTGGTATATCCTCCTTGACCATCGCTTGTGCGAGTTGGTGCATATAACAAGACTTCTCTTGTCATTGTGTTAGCGTCTATATAAATCGATTTAGCTTTACCTAATTTCATACTATAATATTGGGGAAACTCTTGTCCATCTTTGACAAGCCTTCCATGATTTATTACAAATTCCAGTATCAGCATCTAAGCCTCTATTCTCGTAATCGTAACTTACTTGGTCTAAGATAGCTACCTTTAAATCCGTTGGTATTGTTGTATAACCGCTTGTGTAAGTTGCCTTTAGGTTTGCGTACTTAGGATATACTAATTTAGGGAACTTATCGCCTATTAATTGATAGTTAGTGCCAGTTACTTCTATTCCGTCTTGCTCCATGTCGTATAACTTAAATTGAGCCGTAACTGGACCGAATGGCATCTCAAAATTTCCTCCAATGTTATTGAAAAATATAACCATTGCTTTAGGCACTAAGTTTAAACCAGTTGCCATCTCAATTGCTTCTCTTGCTTGTGTAATAAGCGTTGAGAATAAAGTGTCTTCTGTTGAAGTACTAACTCTACAATAGGCTTTAGCCTCTGCAACTGTTACTGGCTCTGTTATAGGAGCGTTTGGGGTCGCTGTAAAGTCGTTAATATAATTTGAGTATGCCATAATATCTTTTTACAAATTTACATTAATTA